TGCAAAACGGGATATCGACCGCACCTTTTCCAAAGACCCGGTGACGGGGTTCGGAAACGCCATCTCCAACACAACGGCCAGTGTGAGCAATCTTATCAGCAAGTTCAACACGGCGGCGATGCTGGTAGGCGGCGGGTTCGGCCTGACGGCTCTTATCGGCAGCGCGGTATCGGCAGGCGCGGTGGTCCATGACCTTGCCCTGAAGCTCCATGTGTCCAATGCGGAGGCAGCCATGTTCTCCCGGACGGTGAAACTGGCAGGGGGGGATGTGGAAACTGCGGGAGCCGCCATGATGCGCCTGGACTCCACTATCAGCGGAAGCGGTGAGAAAGCGGAAAAGACCCGCGCCATCCTGGACGCGCTGGGCGTATCCCTGACAGACCAGACGGGGAAGCTCCTGCCGCTGAACGAGCAGGTGAAGAACCTGTCGGTGGGATACCAAAAAGCACTGGAAGCCGGCTACGGACAGGAGTTTCTCATGAACACCCTGGGCGTCCGGGGCATGGCGCTGGCACAGACCCTCCTGAAATACACCGGGGCGGCGGAGGACGCGGCAAAGATCAAGAGCATCGGGCTGGATGCCGACCAGATGGAGGAGGTCAACCGGCAGCTGCAGCTCACCCAGGCGCAGCTGGGACAGCTTACCATGGCGGGCGGGGCATTGCTCGCTCCCATCGTGGGCGAACTGCTTCCCGGCATCACGGAAGGGCTGGCAGAAACGGCGCGGATGATTTCCGAGAATAAAGCGGAAATCGTGTCTTTCGGAACCACCATGGTGGAACTGATGGTGACCTGGAAAGCTATGCAGGCGGTAAGCCGTGCCATGGACTGGGCCGGAAGTTTCCGAACTGCAGCAGCAGAAGTCCAGGTACTGACCAAGGCCCAGGAAGCGGCTATCACCCGGCGGCTGAACATGCTGAAGGCCGCCCAGAAGAAAGAAGAACAGATGCTGGCCAAGGAAGTGGCCGCACGGAAGGTTGCGGAAGCGGAAAAGGAAAAAGCCATCAACGAGGGTTGCGTCCGTATCCAGATGAAGTATGCGGAAACGGCGGCACGGATCGAAGCGGAGATGCGCGCGGCTTTCCGGAAGATTAGCGCCGAGGCACAGATGTCTGCGGCAGGTCAGGTGCAGGCTATCGCGGCGACGGGAACGGCGGCCCAGGCTGCCAGCACGAAGATGGTGGCGGCATCCACGGTGGCCAAGGGAGCCGTAGGCTCACTGACCAAAACCGTATGGGCGCTGGTCGGGGGATGGTATGCCGTGGCGGCGGCCATCGCCTTTGCCTTTGAGAAGCTGGTGGAGTTCAAGCAGGAAAAATCCAAGGAGATTACCGGCGATACCTATGTGGGTGAACAGCGGTACCGCAAGGGTGCCGACGGGGCATTTTACCGGCAGACCATCAACACCGAGGCGGAGGATGCCTTCGATACCTACACGGAGACGAAGGTCACCGATGAGGAGGAACTCGCTGCGGTACGGGCTGCGTATATACAGAAACATCCCACAAAGAAATCTTCAGCAGCAACGGCGGTAGATACCGAAAAATACAAGAACCTGTTCAGCGGCGGAGGTGACGGTAGCGGAGGTGGCAAGGGCTCTTCCGGGAAAGCGACTGACCCGCTGAAAGAGGAACTGGAACGGCGGAAGAAGCTGCAGAACAGCCTGGAAAAGGAATACGCGGCCCGGATGACCATCAAGGAAGCCATGCAGGAAAGCCAGAACCTGCAAACTGCCTATCTGAGCGCATCGGAAAAGGCGGTCTATAAGATTGCCAAAGACCATGAAAAGACAGTGGATGATATCAAAAAACGCTGGTTCCAGTTTGAGACGGAATACATCGGCATGTCAGACGCGGACCGGGCGAAGTTTGTACAGAACCTCTCTGAAATGGGAGTTGCATTCGAGGTGACAGAAAACGGGAAACTGTCCCTTGCAAAACAGGTGGCGGCGGATATCGCCGCAGCCAACAAACAATACGATGACGCCATCGTGGAGTATCACGCGCAGTGCAAGGATATCCTGACGGATATTGACGAGGCGTACCGGGCCGGTTCCGTAGAAAAGCTGAAAGCGGCTCTGTCGGAAGCGAACACGTCTACGCTGAATTCCTACAAGACCCGGCAGACGGTGATGGAGCGGTATTACGAGAACTGGCTGGAGAGCCACAAGACCACAAGCGAGATGGTGGCGGATATCATCCTGGAAAGCCAGAACACTTTTGAAACGTTCTTTAAGAATGTGCTGACCGGCCAGAAGTCTTTCGGCGATGCGTTCATGGATCTTTTGAACGGGCTGTTGAACGACATCGTAGGGCAGATTTCCAAGATGATGGCATCGGCCCTCATCAACAAGTTCCTGTCCACTTTCTTTGGCGGGGCCTTTGGTTTCGCGGAGGGCGGACTGGTGAGGGGATACGCCACAGGCGGTCCCATCTACGGCCCCGGTACCTCTACATCCGACAGCATTCCCGCCATGCTCTCTGCCGGGGAGTATGTGGTAAAGGCTGACGCAGTCCGGCGCATCGGTGTTCCCATACTGGATGCCATCAACAGCGGGATGCTTTCCCGGTATGCCGCAGGCGGCACGGTGACGGGTTCCTTTAATCCGTCTGCCTCTTCGAAGGGCGGTGTCAATGTCAGCATCCATCTGACCAACGAATCCGGGCAGCAGCTCCAGGCGGAACAGACCGGGAGCAGCTTTAACGGCGAGGAGTACGTCATCGGTGTGGTACTGAAAGCGGTCAGCACGAACCAGGGCGGCCTGCGTAGCATGATCAAGGGGGTTGCAACGACATGAGCGACAAAATATATTTTCCGGATATCCGGGAACCGGGCTGGCCTTTTGCGGAAGAGCATGAGGATACATCCTTGCGCACCAAGTTCGAGGACGGTTCCATGCAGAGCCGGTCCAAGTTCACACGGAGCCGGCGGAAATGGACGTTGCACTGGAATCATCTTCCCAGGCGGCAGTATCTGATTCTTATGCATTTCATCACCAAGGTCGTGAAGTTTTCCGCCAAGAGCTTTATATGGGTGAACCCTGATTCCGTGAGCTTTGTGTACGGGGATCTGGATCCCCACATGGAAGAGGTGGAAGTACGCATCACCCGTGTGGGGGAATGGAAAAACGAGGCCCTGCGGTACTGGTCCGGGGATATCGAACTGACGGAGGTGTGAGATGTTAAGTCTTTCAGCCATCGCCAGAAAAGAAAAAAATCAGTTAAGCACGGACAGCGCCTTCATCGTGCTGCTGGATATCCAGCTGGGGGAAGACGTGGCCCGTATCTGTTACAACACGGAAGACGTCACCTGGAACGGGAATCTGTACCAGGCTTTCCCTTTCACCATCGGGGAGGTCACCGAGAAAACGGACGGGAGCGACCCGGATGTGGAACTGAAGGTGGACAATGTATCCCAGGCGCTGCAGTACGCGGTGGAGGAAGCCAACGGCGGAAACGGCACGGAGGTCATTCTCCGGGTGGTGAACAGTCTGGCGCTGGAAACCGGCTATGCGGAGATGGAAGAGTTCTTCGTGGTGACCAAAACCCAGGTCGACCAGCAGTACATCACCTTCCATCTGGGGAGCGAGTACAGTTCCCGGACAAGAAGGCCGCTGAACCGTTACATGAAGAACAGCTGCAGTTACAAGTACAAGGATGTGCGGTGCGCCTGCACTTCCAATCTTCCCAGCTGCGACCATACGCTGACGGACTGCAGGGCGCGGGGGAACAGCCATCGGTTCGGCGCCTTCCAGGGCATCGACCAGAAAGGGGTGTATGTGCATTGATCCGCTATGATGACTTGATCGGTGTCCCGTTCAAGAACCACGGAAGGGACGTGAAGACCGGCCTGGACTGTTACGGCCTGGTCATGGAAGTTTATAAAAGATTCGGTATTTCGTTGCCGGAGTTCGATGCGGAATACGATGATGTGGAAAAGATATCCGGCATCATCGACGGGGAACGTGCCAAACAGAATATTTGGAAGAAATGCGACAAAGGAAATCTGCCGGTTCCCTGCATCCTGGCCATCCGGTTCGGAGTTCCCAAAGGCGTGGTGAACCATACCGGCTGCTACATCGGGGACGGAAAGTTCATCCACATAAGGGAGAACATCGGTGTCTGTGTGGACAGGGTCAGTTCCCCGGCCTGGAACCGTGTCATTGAGGGGTGTTACGAATATGCAGGACAAGAACAAGATTACGCTGGTGATCATAAAGAATCCGTTTGAACCGTGGAACGGCAGACGGGTTGTCGAGATACCCGCCGGGGACACGGTGGAGAGTCTGGCAGCACAATACGCTGTGGAAGGTGTCGAGATGAGGGTGACGGTGAACGCATCGTCCCCGGCTCCCGGCACGGTGACAAAGGCTGGCGACTTTGTAGTGGTCAGTCCCGTCATCGCCAAAGGCGGCGGCAAGGGCATCCTGGGTATCATCGCGGCCATCGCGCTTTCCATCGTATCCCTGGGCGTAGGTTCCATAGTGGCAGGCGGTGCGTTCATGGGCTCCGGCGTGGTCGCTATGGGCAGCTGGGGTTTTGCCTCGTTTTTAGCAGCGACCGCAGTCATGTTCCTGGGCAGCACTTTGATTTCCCGCTTCACCGGGAAACAGGATATGGGGCATTACGATACCAAGACTGATCCTACCTATTCCTGGGACGGGACGCAGACTATGGAAGGCCAGAACAACGCCATCGCCCTGACCTATGGGACAGTGCAGAGCGGAGGCCAGTCCATCGGCAAGTATGTGGAAGTCCGGGACAACAAGGAATACCTGAACTGGCTGGTAGCGGCTGGGGAGGGACCTCTCACCATCACGGATGTGCAGGTAAACGATAACCCGGTCAGCTTCTATGAAGGCATGACCCTGGAGACTCGGGAAGGAACCAACGACCAGAGCCCCATCAGCAATTTCAACGACACCTATTTTACCAAGACGCTGAACTATCAGCTGCTGGATTCGGAACGAATCGACACGGCACAGGGCAATGCGACCGAGGGTATTGTCGTGAAGGTTGAGTTCACCAACGGTTTGTACTTTGCCCAGGACAACGGGGAGCTGGGGACCGCCTCTGTAGATATTGAGGGATATTACCGGCTCGGTGAGAACGGAGCCTGGGTTCAGTTCATCGGCGGCAACGCGCAGGACGGGCATATCACGGGAAACCAGTCCAGCAACCTGCGAAAAGAGTACCGGGTGGATAACCTGACGCCGGGCGAGTATCAGGTGAAGATGCAGGTGGTTGGACGGAGCCATGCGGTGGACAGCAGCCGTGCCAGCACCCGTTGTTTCTGGACGGGACTGACTTCCATCGTCTATGACGATTTCTGTTATCCCAACATCGCGCTCATCGGAATCAAGGCGCTGGCCACTGACCAAATCAGCGGTTCGCCGACACTGAAATTCAAAAAGACCTGCCCCTATGTGTATGTCTGGAATCCGAATACGAATCAATATGAACAGAAATCTTCCAGGAATCCGGCCTGGGCATCTTATGATGTACTGCACCAATGCCGGAAGCTGAAGA